GTCAGCCCGGGTCCAGCCAGCCTCGCGCTCACAGCCTTCGCTCCGACGGTGACGGCGTCGGACCATAAGCTCGTGACGCCGGGGCCAGCGTCGCTCACGCTCACCACGTTCGCGCCGGCCGTGTCCGCCGGTTCCGGTCTGACCCTGACGCCGGGCACCGCGACGCTCACCCTCGCGACGATCGCCCCGACCGTCGTCACGACAGCGCACGTCCGGGTCACCCCGGGGCCAGCCACGCTCACCCTGGCGCGGTTCGCGCCAAGCGTCACCGCATCCGATCACAAGTCGGTGATCCCCGGCGCAGCGTCGTTGGCACTGACGACCTTCGCCCCGGCTGTCACCGCTTCCGCCCACCAACGGGTGACGCCGGGCACGGCGACTCTCGTGCTGGCGGTCTTCCTGCCGACCGTCTCGGTAGGGACAGGTATCGTCTCCGGCGGTCCCGGACCGGCAGCCGCAGCCTCGGCCTTCTCGCTGCCTATCGGCGCGGCCATCAGCCCCCTCCCCTCGAGGTAGACCGTGCCGAACACGATGCACCTGACGGTCGAGGCGCCAGACGAGATTCTCAACGCGGGCGCGTACGACGCGGGCGCGTTGATCCAGATCCAGTCGAGCGCCACTGAGGCGGGCGCCTTCGCCGATTTGTCCGGCACCGGCTCGACGCCCACGATCGCGGTCGTCACAGCTGTTCGGTCGTACACCGGCTACGACCCCAACGGCACGAGCTCGACCTGGTACAGGACTCGCTACAAGAACGCGGCCGGGACGCGAACGTCAGACTGGACGGCCGCCTTCCAGATTGGCGACGAGGCCGCCGGGCTTCTCTGCTCGCTGTACGACGCCCGGCAGCGACTCTTTCCGCCCGGCACGACGGACACCAGCGAGGACGAGAACCTCTTGGGCTACATCGCCCAGGTCACCCGTTTCGTCGAGGGCTACTGCGAGCGGTGGTTCGCGCCACGGCCGTTCTCGGGCACCGCGACATATCTCTTCAGCCCGGAGGTCACCGGGCGCCGGCTGTGGGTGCCCAAGGGCATCCGCTCGATTACCTCGATCGGCTACGCCACGACGGACCAGCCGGATACGGGTGGGACCTACACCGCGATCACCGCCTCGGATGCGGCCCTGCGGCCGGGCCCGATCGACCGTGACGCTGGTTGGCCGGCGACATCGATCCAGCTGCTCGACACGTCCGGCGTGTACTTCTATGCCGGCGTCAATCGCGTGCAGATCGTCGGCGGCTTCGGCTTCACCGCGGTCCCACCCGACATCGAGAAGATCGCCCTCAATCTCGTGGTCGCGGCCCATCGTGAGCGAGGCTCGAGCGGCGCCGGCGATTCGGTCACCTACAACATCGATGGTTCCCGGACGTTCGAGCGGAGCCTCTCCTACAGCGATCGGATGACGCTCAACTGGTATCGGGCCGGCCCGATATGAGCGTCCACCGCGAGTTCCAGTCGAAGGTCGAGCTCCGAGGCCCGTTCTTCGAACGCGACGTCCGCAAGACCGTTCGCCAGAACATCGCCGACTTCGAGGAGGCCATCGCCGAGTACGGCCAGACGAAGGCCCGTTCGAACCTCGCTGCGAAGCAGGGCTCCATCCCCGCTTGGACCGGCTGGACCCTCGACCGGATCATTGGCCGGACCCGTGCGGAGATGCGTCGCGGCGGCAAGCACTGGCAGGTCACGGCGGTCGTCTCGGCCAACACCGACGGCATGTCGCGGCGTGACGCGATCCGAACCAAGGCCGCGGCCTCCGGGCTCGAGGCCCGGTTCGGTATCTTCCGCCGGACGACCTTCGCCATCCGGGCGAAGATGAGGACTGTCAACCTGACGAAGGGCATCGAATGAGCTGGGCGACTGCGATCGCTCAGTATCAGACGAACCTTCGGACCGCGGCGGCCGCGCTCAGCCCGGCAATTCCGAGCGCTCTCGTCCGCAAGGGTGAGCCCGCCGAGCTCAACGCCGACACGATCGGGTTCTGGCTGGATGGCTGGCGGGATTCGCATACGGGTGGCGAGACGTTCACCAGGAAGAACATCGAGCGCGGGATCCGGACGACGATCTACCTCCGCGGTTCGGTCCGCGCCGGGGCGATCGACGACGCACTTGAGGACCGCCTGGTCGCCGTCGAGGAGGCGCTCATCGCTGCCCTGATGCTCGACCGCGATCTGGCCGGGAATGCCATCGGGCTCTTCATCGACGAGGGTGCCTACGGCTGGGAAGCCATCGGCGATCAGCTGGCTCGGACGGCCTCCTGGGTGGCCTGGATCGATCTTGCCGAGACGTACAGCACGAGCCTGTAGGAGAGCCCTGAATGGCGAAATCAACGGGTCTCGGTCAGAACCTATACCTCGGCGGCGTGGACCTCTCGGGCGACACCGGTTCGATCGACACCGTCCACGGCGGCCCGAACGCGCTCGAGATGACGGGCATCGACAAGCTCGCCCGGGAGCGGTTCGGCGGACTGTACGACGGCGAGCTCTCCTGGACGTCGTTCTTCAACACGGCGGCCGGCCAGGCGCATCCGACACTGTCGACGTTGCCGACGACCGACATCGGCCTGATGTACGTCACCGGCCTGCTCGTCGGCTCGCCGGCCGCGTGCCTCGTCGCGAAGCAGATGATGTACGACCCGACCCGACCCGGGGATGGGTCGATGCTCTTCAAGCTCCAGGCGCTCTCCAACTCCGGGATCAACTCGGCGCTCGAATGGGCCGAGATGCTCACGGCCGGCAAGAAGACCGACGGCGCGCCCGCGAACGGCGCCTCGATCGACTTCGGCGCCGTCTCGACGCTGTTCGGAGCAACCGGCTGGTTGCATGTCTTCACGGTCACTGGCACGAGCGTGACCGTGAAGATCCAGGACAGCGCCGACAACGGAACCTTCGCCGACGTCGCCGGGTTGACGTTCGCCGCGGTAGCGCCCGGCGGGGCCCCGCAATACCAGCGGCTCCAGACCGCGAGCAGCGCCACGATCCGGCGGTACGTCCGGGCGATCACGACAGGGACGTTCTCGAACGCCGTGTTCGCGTGCGCCTTCACGCGCCATAAGACCGCCACGATCTAGGATGCCGGTCGTCCGGAGCTCGACCCTCAACCGGATCATTGTCGGGCCCGACCCGACCCGACCGGCTCCCGTCCTGTGGCCGCGGTGGATCCCAACCGGCCCGGGTCGCGGCATGATGAGGATGCTGCCGCTCCCCGCGGAGGCGATCCCTCCCGGCTGGCAAAGCGTCCGGGTCAGGGTTCCGATGCGCATCGGGTCCTGCGCCGAGGCCGAGTGCGACTTTCTCGAGCAGGGCTGGACCGAAGTCGTCACCGGCGAGACCTCACATCCCTACGCCGGCCAGCTCGAGCCCGAACAGGCCGGAGCGATCTTCGGCTTCGGCGGCGAGGGTGCCGTTCGGATCCCGCCCCAGGTCATTCGGCACGCGCCAGGCACGCCGTGCCCACGGCTCCACAAGATCCCGGCCGGGCTGCCGCCCGTCTACCTCGTCAATGGTCGAACGGTCCTCTGGAACGAGTTCGAGGACGCACTCCTCGGCGGCTGGCAGCGGGCCAGTTCGATGGGCTAGGCCCAGGAAGGAAGCAATCCGATGGCCAAGAGCACCGGTCTGGGCGCCAGCGTCGCGGTCGACGACAGCGGCGGCACGCCCCGAACGATCAGCAACGACATCACCGACTTCACGATCAACACGCCGCGTCCCGACCAGGACGTGACCGGGATCGACAAGCTCGCCCGGGAGCGCCTGCTCCTGCTCGCCGATTTCACGATCAGCCTGAACGGCGTCTTCAACCCCGCCGCGACGACCACCGCCCACGCGGTCTTCTCAACCGTGCCGTCGAGCTCGGTCAACCGGACCACGACCGTTACGGTCCAGGCGAAGATTCTCGCCGGCGAGCTGCTCTACACGGACTACGCCCTGACCCGCGGTGCTGATGGGGCCATGACCTGGACCGCGCCCGGCGCGTTGGCCGATGGGGCCGTACCGACGTGGGCCTAGGTTAGAGACGGAACCTACGGGCGACCCGGCTGTCCACCGCCGGCCGGGTCGCTCCTCTCGCGGTGGCTGCGGTGGGGGTGAGTGGTGGCTGAGTTCACGTTGCCCGAACGCCTGACGACGCTCGTCATCGACGAGGGCGAATATGCCGGCGTCGAGGCCGTGGTCCGACTGGCCGGCAAGCTCGGGCCGTACTGGGCGGTCAAGCGTCTGATGCGGCGCGATCCGGACGAGATCGCCACCGAGATGGACGCCCGGCTCCAGGAGCTCTACGAGCTCGCGGCCCGCGACATCCTCGTGAGCTGGAACGTCAACGACCACACCGGCCCGGTGCCTGTGACCGCGGACGGTCTCGCTCGCGTCGACGCCGGCCTCGTCGGCCAGCTCATCGGACTCTGGGGCATCACGACAGAGCAGGTGCCGCCCCCTTTAGGGCCGCCGTCGCCCGATGGCGCGCCCTCGGGCCGACGGCCGCGTTCCCGGAGGCGCCGCAAGAGCTGACCGAGGCCCTGTTCTACCGGTTCTTCCTGGACCGCGGGATCTTGCCATCAGCGGTCGACGCAGAGGACGCCCAGCGCCTGTTCCACATCCTCGACCTCACGGAGACGGCCGGTGACGAATAGCGCACGGGTCGTCGCTTCGACCGTCGACAACGCCTCGGGGCCGCTCGATCGGATCCGATCGAAGTGGGACGCGCTCCAGGCCCAGGGGGCGAAGGGCTTCGCCATCGGCGCCGGCGCCGAGGTCACGCGTCGGGCCCTGAACGCTGTCGGCAACGCCATCGGGGACGTCACGCAGTTCCTCCAGGACAGCGTCACGGCCTACCGCGAAGACCAGGTCAGCGTCGACAAGCTGACCGCGTCCCTCCACGCGAATGTGCCCGGCTGGGATGGGCAGACGTCGTCGATCGAGAA